GCCAGGAAATAATAATAACGTCTGGACTTAAACAAAATTTAAATTAATATGCCTGATTGTATTCAATCTGTGCAAATGGTGAGGAGGCAGGGGCTCTATTATAACCCAAAGACGTCATTATGCGGCCAGCAGCCCTATAAGCACTGGATACACCGGTTATCAACCGGGCACCTCTGGCCATTATAGAACTAGCGGCAGCAGAAGCCTTCTCCACTGAGTCTACTGTATTTTCCAACAGTCCAACAGGAGCCAACGCACTCACCCTAGAATTTGACAACATAGCTGCCGGATCATAGAGCCCAGGAATAGTATCTATGAAACCGTAAGCTGTTGACCCATCATGTACGAACTCTACGTGCATAATGAACTCAACATTGATACAGCCCGCTGAGACCGGAACTCCGGAACCAAAAATACCAATGGCACACCATCCAGGGCTAGATTCAACTCCAACACTGGTTTTGGTTGTTTCATCACCACTTGATATGTCCCGAAATCGATATATACCGTCGTCTAAGGGGCGCCCAGGCGCAATCAAAGGTCGCTCCGCGAGCTCTACCAAAGTAAATTTCTCACTAACAGGCATTTGAGCAAAACCAGCTTCATTAGTGGGCCAATCATAGTAAGGAGAAGACGAAGCAATGTCCAAAGGCAACGCAGCTATCCAAACATGCCCTGAAGCAGCAGTCAACGCGGACTCAGTGGTCACGCGGACACCATAAGCTACTACGCGCATCATGGACGCCAAATTAATCATGGCATTATTCTGAGGCATGCTAGCAAAAGACCCTCCCGACCAAGTAACCGTACCACCAGTCACATTAGCTGGTATAAAAGTATAACCTGAAAGAAATGGCTGAAAAGATTGGGCTAAATATCCACCCGCATTGGATGAGACAGTAACTGCCGCCCGAAGAACAGCAGTTCCAGATGGGTACCCAAAGTCATCTGGTGACCGAATCCCATTTAAATCAGATAAAAAGGGATTAAGTCTGGCTAGAGAGCAAGAAGAGATTGTTGGTCCTGTCTTCTGCTTTCTCTTACCTTGTAACATCCGAGGCTTATTTTTCCTAGAAATGTTTGTAGAGCGCAGCTCATTGAGTACACGATTGAAGTTTTTAAAAAAAGTAACTTCCTCTTTAATTGGTAAATTTTGTCTGAACACTAATTTATTAAGACACGGGGACAAGTTCACCTTCCCCGTGCCCCTCCCGTGAAGCCTATTATCCTATATTTATAGACCCGAACAATTAGGTACAGTCGTAAATACGACTGGTCTCTAACCATGGAGCACAGGGTATTACCGTTGTCACGGTCCGGCTAGCCCTGAGTAATCAAACATGGTTGGGTTTTATACTAACCGCAGTAGGTCAATTCATTGACCCAAATATCCCCGCACCTCGCAGGGAAAAAGGCCAGCTAAATGCTGACAACGTATTATAGACGCGTTTTCGTCTCACCCTAAAGGGTGGCGCAAACAGGATCTGCGCTAATCCAAACAGTTTATGGACCTGTTTAGGTCCGTGGTTTTTACCAAGCTCCATCGACGCGAGCCATATGGTACAGTAGATCAGACTCAAGGGCAACACCAACTTTGAAGTCAAAACTTCTAAGGTCTTGGCATAAAGATTCCGGCGAAAAACCGTAGATCTTTAAAAACTGATTGGCAACACTCACGTTGTCAACTTCAATTTCCTCCCTAAGAGGCACCCATCCGTATTTACGGAAAGACGACTTATACTTTTTATCTGTAACCACATGCTCTAAAATACCTCGACAGAACTCACCCAAAACAGGCACAAACTGATAATACTGGAAGCTCTTGGCAATTTGTAAAACATAGTCACAAAGCTGATTCTCCTGCATGAGGGGATCAACCGAGACAAATGTTTTAGCCAAGACTCTACCAGGCTTGGGTCCAAGGACGCGCACACCACCAACATCCCAGAACCGCATGCTACAGAACTCTAAGTAGTCTACATCTACTACCTCCTTGATTTCCAACACATGTCCGCAATCATTCGCATAATTACGGACAAACTGTAAATCAATGGGAGTTCTGGTCATTACGACATTATCATCACCTAACTGGACAACAACAAAGTCACCAAAATTCATGCGTTTGAAACAACCTGCAAAAAACATAAATCCAACAACAGTATTGCCAAACGACGTATTGATGACTCCTGAAGCCCTCTTACCCCGCTGGTGGAATTTAACTCCACCCCGAGACACTCCAGATGACTCCAGCTGCAACAAAAGATAATCCTTATACACACCAGGAAGATCATAGCAAGCAAACTCTGCTCGCAACGCTTCCAACTCAGTACGGCCATCATAGCGGCTAAAATCACCCTCATAAAAACACCATCCCATGGTCTCATAATGAGAAATGATCAGCCCTATTTGGTCAGACGTCATGCCACCAGTGTATATATACTTCTGACGCAAAGCAGTATTAACATCTGGCCACTTCTGTGCCACCAGTGCCTTCATATAAGAATAATACAAAGGACCAGTGGCAGCCAAATAATCATCTTCCTTACCAGAAATACACCTTGGATCCCTCTTGTCGAGAGCCTTACCAACATTCCACTCTACTTTCACCATAACTTTAGATTTACCAGTAACAACATGAAAAGCGGAATTCACTTCATCAAACCCTTGCAAAATCATGCGTTTCCTACTATCCGGATAATGTTTAATAAAATCATCTAACATCTCCTGGCTCTCACACATGTGAGCGCCACTGGCAAAACTAAACTGCTCCAACAGTGCAACGCGATTATAATACCAAACGTCAGAGCGGACACCCACAGTGGATTTGGGTTCCAACAACTGACGACTACACAAAGCTTTCAACTCATTGTGTATGCAAGACCTCGCGCACCAAATTTCATTGGGCAATATGGTATAACCCACTAGGAACTCATGTTCCTCACACTTAGCAAAATTGGTCCACGTGGGTAAATGCAACCAATTCCCGAATTTCCTCTGTTGTGTCGACATCCATTTCATTACAAAACGACGAGACTCAGAGAGGAACCCGGTGCAGTAATCAGTCAACTTCTTGCACTCGCTTACCAGGAATCCATCATTTACGTTCCTGACACGCCTAGCACTAACAAACCAACTAACTGCTGCAAACCCCATCAAACCTCCTGCTAACAAGCTCCTAAACAGTGGCTTCTTAACAACACGTAAGCCCATTCCTAAAGTACCCATCCCAATGACACGCAAGCCCAGTTTCCACCAATCATACTGGTAAGGTGCCACAGGACTCACTGAAAAAGATTCAATATAGTCCAAAATGCGCTTCATCCCTACCCTATCTTTTGGTAACGGCTGTCCTTGCTTTTCAAGCCAAATAGGCATTCTCACCATAGCCCTATTAACACACTTGTCAGTCCTATCTGACCTAAAATGGAGCTCACAATGGGCCCCTATTAACTCAGAAGGGTGTACATCATGTTCAACTATGGCAACTGGGGCCGACGGAAGCAAAACTTCCTTGTCGGCTATTACTCTAGAAACGGCGGTATCCACAGATCGGTCACATTCGACCGCCAAACTACACAATTTTTCCTCCAGGGCATCACATTTGCCTTGTTCACTTTGCAAACTGGCAATGAGAGCCCGCTCAACACCCCCATTCTTCCGCACCTTCCCATGCGGACGCTTCCTGGGGGCACTCGTTCGTTTTGAGCTACGCTGCCCGGACGAACTACCGGGGGAATCTAGCCTCCTAGATTCTCTAGAGGGTTTTCTGTTTGGGCGTCCCCTATAATTTTCTTTTTCATCCATGGAATAAGTATATTTCGACCTTTTGAAGGGTGGCCAGGCATTGCAACTCAACCCAAAGTGAGACATTTGTAGGTTTTCAAACAAATACAAGACAACTATCAGTGCTCCGTAGGCGTTATATCCTGGCCTAAGGGAGTTTGAGGTACACCATCAGGCCAACGCCAAACGTGCACATATTCAACCGTGTCTGTTCAAGTCCAACCGGTTACCATTGAACAGGGTAAAATAGATAAACC